TGTGCAGATCATGCGTTATCTATCCCTTGCGCTTGGAAAGGTGTGACGCGCTTGCTACGGCGCTCAGCGCGGTTGGCGGCAGCGCGAACAGGGGTCTGAGCAGGAGTTTGTGTTGGAAAGACCTCGCCGCTCTCCGATTCAGACCTAGCCGCTGTGTCATTAAAGATAGGAGAGTTGGCAACAGCGTTGCAATACTGTTCAAAGTAATCTACAAAGATATATATCTGTGCAGAAAGACTTTCTATTACAGTCTTGATCTGTTGAAGCGATTTAACAAACTCAGGATCTTGGGCATCAGTCCAAGTCTTGTCCGCTAACTTCGTCTCCAGCCATTGAAATATCTGCGGTGTCTGGCTCAAGTTCTCTTGCATTGGCTTCCTCTTCCGTGTAGTCCCGTTCCCTGCGTGGCTTACTACCACCAAGAATATTTATTAAGTTGTTCACTGATCTGTTAACTCGCATACGTGCTGCATCTTCTGAGATGCCTAACTCATTAGCAAATGTCTTGTTATCACATCCATCGCCGAAACGTAGATACAACATACTCATCTGCTTCTCATCTAACTTAGCAAACCCACGCTGTATGTCTGCGACCATAGCGAACCAGTTGCCACCTTCGGAGGCTACCTTCTTGCCAGTAATATACCCTAAGTCTTGAATAGATGGTGCTACAAGATCACCCCTGATAACAGAAGGTAATAGCGCTTCGATCAGTTCTCTGTCGTAGTAGTAGTTATCCTCTACACGATAGCCCACAGCCTGAGCCTTCTGCTTCTGGCAGTAGTCCTTAGCCGCGTTACGCAACGATCTAGCAATCAACTTAATGGACTGCTTACCGTCTAGCGCTTCCCATGTCTTTACCTTGTTAGGGTGTTCCAAGAACCATATCCATAGTTCCTGTCGCACATCATCGGCATCAACCATGTGAAACTTACGGCTAAACTCATAGGCGATATGCGCTACAAGTTGATCGTATTTGTCTGTATCTACTACCACTTAAATGTTTTTCCATCCACAGTAAATGAATTGTTAATGATAGGAACTAACTGCGGTGTGACGTTCTTACCGTCCACATGCAAGATACCAAAGCCCTGTTGCCAAGTGAACAACCCTGCCTTGATATATTTTGCATTACGGTAATCCATAAGATTACCAAGTTCCATACCCCAAATAGTTTTAGGCTTACCACCACGATATGTTTGAGTCTGATGTGTGAGACCCATGCGATGCGTGTGACCACACACTACGGACATACCTGAGCGTTTCGCTAAACCCAATGCAGTAGCGCCAGCCGTAGGCTGTACGTTTCCTTCATCACCATGCATAAGCAACCAGCCTGGGGCTAGTTCGTATGGGTCAGAATGATATTGGATCTCAAGTTCTTTAAGTCCAAGAAAGTTTTCTAATTGCAACTCAGGCAAACCAAGAAGTCCTGGCGCTCTCATAGCAACAGTGTTGAACAATCGATCAGTATGATTACTACGCACCATATGTTCAACGGTTAAGTCATACAAAACTTGACGAGTAAGATCACGGTCACGACCAATAGATCGTTCGAACTCTAACTCAGTTCCCTTACTCCATTTCGAAATAGTCTGCATATCCATTTCGTCACCACAGGATACGACTGTCTCTGGTTGATACCATTGAATGAACTTCGCCACTGCCTTCGTGGCTTCTACATCGTGATATGGGACTTGAAGATCAGAAATACAGACTATGTTTTTCACTTTTTCTTGGCTCGTCTCTTGTTTTCTAAGCCTACGTTTTTCTTCTTTGACAGGATGCGTAGGTTAGATATCCCATCTCGACCAGCACGACCACCATTATCAATGTGATCTACTTCCTGATTACGCTTTAGTTTCTTTCCTGTAGCGCGCTTAAAATCCAAGCGAGCCTTATTTGTAGATGTAGTTTCAGTAGTGCCATCTTTTTTCTTACGCTTGATAACGTAGATTGGGCGTGATTATAGCATAGTTTGCAAGGTCGGCGTAGGAGTCTTGGAGTGACTCGTTTTCTGCGTCCTTACCACTTTCGAGTAGGTGATTGATACGGGCGATCTTGTCCCACATTCTAACCCTGAGTCCGTTAAGTGGGCCTCCAGGGCTTTGAGAGATATTCTTTGGGCCGTAATCGTTATGCTTTCTGAGTAGTAAGTTAGTGAGTTCATCGACGTTGCTCCACAAGTCTAGTTCGAATTTGGTTGGATCTTCTATTGTTTCTACCTTACTCATTCTCTTTGAGGAGCCTTTCTGCGCCATTGATTATGTCTTTTAATTCTGAGGCTACGACAGCCTCTTCAATGTAATCTTCTAGTTCATCATCTGATGCATTGACCATAAGGGTTGTAGCGCTCTGTACATGGTCAAAGATGCCATCTAAATCACCTTTATCTACAAGGTCATTGAGGATCTGTAAGAATGTAAATAGATCAAATGAGTAGCGCTTGCTAAGTTTTACTTCCCAGCCGAACTCAACACCACAGTGGTCAAGAAATTCAAATACATTACAGGTAGTAAAGTCGCAATCATCTTGGCAACTAAAGTGTCCGTCAACTGGCATCAACATTATGCGCTCTCAATCTTTGCTCTAAAGTAATCCGCACCTTGCATGCGGTACATAGAATTTACATCTTCTCCCTCAGGCATCTGTACTACAGTCAGATTAGGTAGTTCTCTAGCAAGAGACTTACCAAATTCTGTGCCAGCGTTATCGCCGTCTGCGAATAAGAATACCTTATCAAAGTCCGCTAGGAGCCTTGAGTAGTGCTTCTTCCAGTTGTTGACTCCTGGGACTCCCACCGCAGGTATGCCGCAAGTGACATCGAGAGTGATGGTGTCAATTTCGCCTTCGCATATACATATATATGACGATGCTTTGAAGAAGGCACTAACATTATAGAGATGCGTGGTAGCACCCGATAAACCCATGTATTTCGGTTCGGATAAATCCATTGACCTGAATCTAAGGTCAACCACCCCCGAACGCGTAATATACGGAATCGCCAAGCGATTTGTATAGGCCTCATGACCCGTTAGTGGCTCGAGCACGACGCCCAAGCGAACTTTCTGTGCTTGTTCTAGAGTTATTCCCCGTTCTGCGAGGTAATCCTCCGCTTCGTGTAGACCGCTGTGGTAGAACTTCGCCGCGCGCGTCAAGTATTCTCTGTGCGATGCTGATTGCTTCACGGAATTCAACTCCCTCTTTGTTCATAATAATAGCATACCCGTCGCCTTTCATCTGGCAAGCGTGGCAGCAAAACGCTCCGTCATCTGTGTTAGCAGATGCTGATGCATGACTATCATCGTGGAACGGACACTTCATAGAAAACCAACCACGACGGGTCGGAACCCGAGCACCGTAGTACTCGAGAACCGCCGTCATGTTGGGCTTATCGTATTTCATTATTAATAGCCTTCTTCAATAGTTCTAACCAGACTGATACAGGCATACTAGCATACCAATCGGCAGGCGAGCCTTTACCTTTTCGTTTATGAATAACAACACCAGTCCAAGCCTTTGCATGCTTAGTCTCTAGTATCATCTCTTCAATCCAGCCAGATAGAACCATCTTGGCATGATCTTTAACTTCTATGCAGACACCATTGACTCCAGCGATGTCGCCCTTATCCTCTTGCGCCCCTGCTAAACGCCTTTCGGCGTACGGGAATCCGTTCTCAATTAGATAAGTGACTACATCGCGTTCGGCTTTAGAGCCTTTGGCTTTCGCTGCACTAGACAATTAATACCACCCATTTGCATTATGGAACGCCAGCGCCCTTGATGGGCTACCGTAACGTGCCTTGATATATTTCAATCCTAAATCAATTTGCTTAGTCTGGGGAGTATCCTCAGGCATCTTCAGCATCTGGGGAATGCCGTATGCGCTAGATCGTGGGTTATTTGCCGTATAATCCCAACGAGACTCTCGATCCCATAACTTGTGGAGTGCTTTCCACTCATAGTTGCTTCGGTATGTAGCAAGAACTTTCCCTCTCGCTACCTGTTTTGCTATCTTCTTCATATACGAAATACTCGGTTCGCATGGTGGAACCATCTCGATCTTCTCTGTATGAGTCTTGGTAAGTATCGCACCCACAGCGTGAGGCAAAGTTCCCACAAAGACTACAGCAGACATTAGCCAAGCGTATATTTTCAGTCGTTTCATTTTTACTCCTCAATCGGGGCGGTTGCCTGTGTTCCACAGTCGACACACTCCATATCTCTGAAATACATTCCGATAGTACCATCCGAGTCGAATGCTACCTTTAGATTCCAAACGAAACTTCCACAGATGCATACCGAGGTAGGTTCACCACGGATATCCATCGCCCTAGAATAATCTGGTTTTAGATCATTGATGTCTTTCATCATACCCTCTCAGGTATATCTGAAACGTCCATCATTTCTGGATTGAACTGCAACCAAAAAGCCGTATCCCCAGTTGGATCTGCCTTACCGTATCTGTTCTTCACTGGTGCTACGGCGATAAAGCCAGGAGCATTAGATCCGACAGTACAGATAAGAGCAGGCAACTGCGCCACCATGCCCTGCAAAGCAGAACGTGGTTGGCATGGGTTCCCGACATACGACTCTTTGGTGTGGTGCAGTAACAATACAGCAGCGTTGGTATCTCTTGCGAGATATTTCAACTCTTTAATTGTGGAACGCATAGCAGCAAACTCTTCCCCTCCATCATTGGCGATATCCATAAGGTTATCAACAACAATGAGAGTCGGCGCACACCCCCACAATTCTTCGAATGCTTCTACCTCTTGGTCAAGATCGGACAGCGTTGGCGCTGACTCAAATGACCAGAAGATATGACCCGAAGAATTATTTATGATTTTTCTTGAGTTCTCAACATCATCAATTAAAAGCATCTCTGCTTCACTTTGAGGCTTGTTGATTATCATTGATAGCAGACGCATAGCCATTGTGTGGGCGTTTGTGTCGGCTGAGATATACAGAGTTGGAACCTTAGCCCGTAAAGCAATCGCAAGTGCCAGCGTAGATTTACCTGCGCCTGGAGTTCCTGCAATCATCGATATTTCAGATCGCCGAATAACGACCTTGTTAGCATCGAACGTGCGGAATACTGACGGCAAAGGTTCGCCACCAATATCCACACTGCCTACTGCACGGGCTAGAGTTCTCATCTGTTATGCATCTCCAATACGAATATGATCGCTAGTGCTACGAATAGCCCTGTAAGGGCTGCTCCCATTTAGAAAGATGACCATTCTGGATCGTTGCGACGAACCCATACAGGCTCGCACTGATCTGGAGTTCCCTTAGGTGAAGGACACATGAATGCCTTCCATGGCCCCTTAGCCCCAGCGCCAGTGCGCTTAGACATCAAGCCGTGTGAGCAAGAACGTGAAGTTGGCGCACCAGTGTTACTAATTCCACCAGTCACTGGATGTGCCGTGTGGATGATGCTTGCTCCAAGTCCTTCTCGGATATTTTGCACTGCTTCAACAGCAGTTGTTGGTGCTCCCACTAGGGATTGAGCCATCTGCTTCAACAAGTCTTGCGACTCTTCGATGCCGACAGCACTCTCTAGTGCTTCACAGAAACCAGCGTAGGTCTCTGAGGCTACCACGAAGATACGACCATCGGGTAGTTTGCTACTGACTTGGAAGTTACCAGTCATTTTTTTCTCCTTTATCGGTTGCTAGTTAAATACTTGCAGTGGGATATTACACCACATCTACCGCAGTTCGAAAGGTTAGGAAGGAAAATAGTCTCCTTGCGAGCCTTATCGAATGTATTGAGTATATCTTCAACTCGCTCACTGTGCAGGTTATCTAGGCTCCACTGAGTTACGTGTCCTGTACGCGCATCCCAGAAGCCAGCACGATCTACTTTGACTCCATGCTTTTCTAAAGCCCAAGCATAGACGGCTAATTGTAGTGGGTGTCGCTGACTAGAAGCACCTGTCTTGATATCAAGCAGGACTAACTTGCCCTCAAAGTCAACCATTACACGGTCAATAGCCATCTTGACTACGGTATCTTCGATAGGAATTTCATATTCCTTTTCGACAAAATCTTTATAGACAGACCAGCCAGAGTTGCGGAACTTAATCCAACGCTCAAGCATCCAGATGCCTTCGCCATACCACCACGACATATCTTCACGCTTGGCAAACTGCCACTCGCTCATGTCGCCGTTGGCTTCTTCATCTTCTTTGACTTGTTGGAACCAGACATTGTTCCAGATAGTTTCGAGATCGCCACCTTCTAGATCATAGACTTCGGTAGCCTTGTGGACGGCAGAACCGCCAGTGAACCAGACGGCATGACCCTCTGAGTGCTTCTCGACTTTGGTTAGATAGTACTTCCACCCGCACTCCTGATAGGTAGATAGGGACGAGTAAGAGATGTGTTCAGGTAATGAGTTCATGGGTAGAGTGTAACACACCCCAGACTAGGGGGAGACCCGACGACACGGGTTTCTTAAAACCTGCCTGAATCCGGATTTTAAGAAACGCCCCCCTACCCCCCAAAAAAATTTGGTGGTTCAGGGGAGCGATGCTGTATTCAGGCATTTGCCGTCATCCATCATTTGAAGTTTCCGCCCCACGGCTTTCACCGCACATCGGACTATACACCTATGTTATGATCGGCGCATGACAACTAAACTAAAAACATCACCCGAAGTATGTGCCACTAAACGACGCTGGGCTTGCAAGTCCCACGCCAAGTCTTTCTTAAAGAAACACAAGTGGCTCAATCAACACCCATACGTTTGTAATCAGTGTGGGTTTATCCA